CATTATCTTAACTGACCGCCACTTTGGTCAGCTACATCTGCTAAGCTACCTAGCGTCGATGAATGCTAGGTCTGTGATACGTCTTCACAGATTGAACCCCTGCTGTCTCGTCAGACAGCGGACCCCGATTTAAGCTAAAGCTCTGTCCAGGTTGGTTACAATGACCTGGACAGACGTGGTGTTAGGGAGAACACCATCGCCAGCTAATGCGACCACGCAGTTAACTGCAGTGGCCGCATCAGCGACGAATGCGTCGGCATAGATAAGCCTGTCGGTGGCTATTCCATACCCCGCATCGAATGTGCTGGCCCTCGCGAGAGGGCCGACTGGAGACGAAAACAGCTCAAGGCCAGTGATACCAGTTATACTGGTCGATGGCCTTGTTCTGACATCGCTCGTCCCGAACCACATTATTTGGATCATCCATTTCGACCCGGGTGGTGTCGGAAATTCGAAACCGGTGCTCGAGACAGTTACTTCAAGAGCACCACCGGTAGTGATAGGAACTAATCCAAGGGGATTTGCAGCACTGACGGCGCCCCGGATAGCTGTGAACTGATCCAGGCCACCTACCGCACGTGGGATTTCTGGTTTAAAGAACTCGACCACATACGATACCCAAAGCTCTCCTAACAATTGATTAGGATTACCCTGGGTGCCAATCTGCAATTTCCCCCAATTATAAAATGGTTTGTCCAAGTTGGGACTATCAGTGGAAACGTATTTGAGTGGGACAGTAGATTGTTGAGGGTCGCACTCAATACCATGAATTAAATTCATGGTAGGTTTCACTGAAACAGCGAACTCTGAATTCTCCATCTGCTGCTTGGTGGTGTAGGCGACATCATTAACATCATAGTTAGTAGCCATGATAATGACACCTGGAGCACCACCAGTAACAAAGTCGGTAATCAGAGGTCTGAATTCCACAATCATTCCATGAAGTTTATACTGTTGATAACTTCCGGCGATTGATGATAACCAAGGAAACAGCTCAGCGTTGCTGGGGTTAATATCAAATGACCGGTTGGTAAAAGCAGTCGTCCCAGTAACATCGCCAATGTACTCTCGGTGAGATACTACATTGGTAGCGTGGGTCGTGGAAAACTTTGGAATTTGTGCGTCATTCACTAGCACATTAGTCTTTGGGGACGGGCCCATCATGGTGTAATCTCCGCTTCCGAAGATACTGCCAATTCCGGTACCCAACCATCTACCGGCGCCGCCGAGTTTCATGTTAAACATGGAACCTATGGCATTACCGAGGATGGATCCGACGTCCCCAAAGGGTGTTGCTTGTTGCTTTGCTCCTCCTTTCTTCTTATTAGGTCGGGAGCGAACCTGTTTCTTCTTATTGTTGTACATAGTATGGGATACCCTATGTATACGGGGACTGTACATCATGTTAAAACCTTACGGGATCGCCGTGCAGTCTCTTGGCATTTTGGTTAGCACTAAAGTAATAGTTTTGGGATATTACTTAACATGACCCCATGCGTTATAAGACGCGGAATGCAGACTCGAAGCTCGCTCGTGCCGCCGCTAAGGCGCTCTGCATGACTAGGGAACGGGTGATTGTCACTACACCTCGGCTCTACAACTACACATGTACTTTTGTGCGTTGGCTTACCGCCCTGCGTTTCCCGCCCAGGAACTAACAAATTAATGCGAGTTCCTGGGGACGGATGTTGTTTACTGATCTAGCACTAAGGTCTAGTTCTTGCTCTCTAAAAGTCTGCTCCAACAGCAGTTGATTGTTCGGACATATTCCGAACGCTCGCCAAAACGAAACGCGAGCTGCTGTCGTTACTGTTGAATAGGTCCTCGACATATTCCTACTAAGAAAATATCGTCCCGAGGGGGTACCATCGCCCGACCAAGGTGCGACGTCCCCGCCTTCTCTCGTGAACCGTGCATAAAACTCTTGGACGACTGGAAACCCACCGACTAGTGACATACCACACTGGCCTACTGATTTCATCCACGCTTTTAAGGCGCGGTCGGTAGGTAGATGGTGTATGGACACACAGTCTTTTGCTATGGAGGTTTTGGGGTTGCGTAGCATGACATAGTTTGTTCCATCAAACACCGGATGGCATTGACAGAACTCTATCTCCTCAAACACGTCAACATGAGGTTCTCGTTTCATCGAGAATCCCATATCCAAAAACCATGATTCCAAGTCATGGAGCTTGTCGAGCTCTTTTCGCTCGACCACTAAGACGCAGTCATCCCCATCGTTAGCCAAACGAAACTTGCGGACTCGTTCGACGGTATACGAATATACCATCGCGCTCATCAACAAGCAGTTCCCAAGGGATGTGTTCATATCTCCAGAACACCTAATTCCATCCGTCTCGAATTTAATCACACCTTCAGGAAGGTACGCCGTGAAGCGATTCCTTAACTGTAGGTTCAGGAGGTGTTTTAGGTGTGTATTTCCTGGAAAATACATTTTGTAGATTTGATGCTCCCACCTCAGTGCCTGGACACTGACGTGCTGATCAAATCTACTGGCGTCTAAACCTATTGCTACTGGATCATCAAACTCCTCCCACATGGATCGGAGGTGCCGTCCTCGCTCAAATGCGTTTAAGCCCTTGAACACGGTCACCCCCCCAAATAGGTCGGCGATTGATTTGTAAACAACTTTCTCTATCCGTTTTACAAACGGACCGAGATGAGCATTGTACCGCGGAGATCTAGGTGAAATC